TGAACTCATATACATACGGGCATTCAGGGGTTCATAACGAGAACCTCACTCTTAAAACGTGCAAATTTCTTGGCAACTGCTCACGCAATTGCTCGGTGTGCTCGCAAAACACGCTTTTACCGCGACTCGGAAGGTAACACACCTGCTCTGAAGGGGGAGCTCCCCATTTCACCCGCATGGCGTCGGTTGTCAACCGAACTTGCCCGGAATACCGGAATTAAAACTCCGTAGACTCCTGCGCTAAGGGCCTTGCCGTGGGACCTCAATTAACAAAATTGGGTCCCACAATGGTGACCGACGCGGCAAATTCGTCGGAAGCCGTGGTAGGGAGGATTGAAATGGCGTAAGGTGGATTGGATCCATCAGCGCCTCCAATCTCAATTACCACGGTGTACACATTAGATGATGTTGTGGAATTCGACTGGCGTGTTTGAACGACCGTCAAATTCCCAGGAACCTCGATGTTTGTGTACGGGAAGGTCGAAGCCGAACCAAGCCACGTGTACACGAGCAGGTATCTGGTACCAACTGCGCTACCTTGCGGCAGCACAAGGTTGACACCAGCACCTACTACAACGTTGTAGCTAAACTGGTTCGACGAGCCCGCTACAATAGTGGGCGTGGCACCAAATGGCGACGCACCAGAAATGGCGGTGCCATAGATACCCCAGAAGACACCACCGCTCGCTGTTTGAATCGACTTCTTCATCAACGAGATGTCATAGGAAACCCACAGCTCACCCAAAGTAGGGTAACCTGTGGGACAACCAACTGTTGCCAGCTGGAAGTTCCCAAGGGTGGTGAACTTCAACCCACCGGACGAAGCCATGTACATAACTCCAAGGGGCCGTTGCTTTGGGTCGCACTCGAGACCATGCATCGCATTACACGATGGCTTGGTCGAGTTGGAGAAATCCTCATTCTCCATTACAACCTTGGAGGTGAACAATGGGTCATCCGCATTGTAGTCGGTGGCCATGATGACAGTCCCAAGCTGCTGTCCAACGCCTGACCAATCGGCTGAGGTCGAAACGAACTCAAAGACGATGCCATGCGGAACCCACTGCTCATAAAGCAATGCGATCTGCGATAGCCAAGGAAAGGTGATAGCATTTTGGGGATTGACAGGGTAAACCTGGTTCTGGAACGCACCCGTGGTGTCGGATCCGATCACATCACCAAGATACTCACGCTCGCGAATGCGAACGGAATTCTTACCGTTGCCAAACTTTGGAACCAAAGCCTCACTCAAGTTGTGGTTTGAACCAGGGATCAACGAGTTACTACTTATGGTGTAGTCACCAAAGCCGAAAAGCTTGGAGGCGCCTTCACCAATGCGCTTTCCAAGTGCGGCATTTCCGAACATGGAGCCGACGAGTGATCCCACCTTCGGAGCAGCACTTTTAACCATGCCACCCAGAGAGGCTTTCTCAATCTTATCGCCGATAAGATCCAGTTTACGCAGAATCTCATTCTGGTCTGAATCCTCCATGACGTAATCTCCTCCGCCGCGAATGCCACGGCGCTTGCGGGTGCGCTTCTTGCTCACCGGGGCTACCGTGGTCTGAAGCACCAATTTCCTTGGTGCCATCTGTCTATTCTGTTGAATCAATTTCGAAGGTCCCTACCATACCCTCGAAATGACTTCCAGACACGTTGACAGGAAAGGTGAATGTCGATACTCCTCACGAAACTGCACGACCAGACCCTCATTTGGGGTTGCGCTCAAGAGGCGATAAAGCCCCTTAGCCCAATTCAATGGGACCGCAACCCCATCTGTGAATCTGTGCGAACAAAACTCAAAACTTTGTCCACACCTCCTGTACATCTTGACGCGGAAACCATAGAGCGCATAACGCTCAGCGGCTCCCGGCGTCTCCTGCTCAAGAGAGTCGTCACCCATAGCGATGGCCCAGTCAGCACCAATCAACCAAGCCAACATAACCCGCATGCGCGAGTTAGTCGACGAGGTCAAGTACGAACCGGACTTCATCAAGCCGGGGACTGCCTGTTTGAAGAGTTGACCATCCGTGGTGGAAAACACAGACCGCGCTAAACACCACATGCGAGCATGCAGTATACGTGCGAAACTGGACCGCGGACTGGCACCGCATAATAAAATGCGAGCTCTTACATCCAAGTCAAGTAACCACCATGGGACGGACCAATCCCAGCCGGACACGTCTGCCTCAGCAGCCGTGGCCAAATGGGGTAAGACCTCCTGCCACAAGGCTTGCGCCTGTGCATCCTGGCTTAACCCAATGCCGGGTTTGGATGGGCATTTGAGCCACGAGTCGATCTCTGTCTCGTTTTGGACGTGACAGAGAAGTCTCTCAATGATCTCATCAACGATGGAAACGGAAGAGATTAGTCTCCACCGGCCCTCCATGGCCTTCACCTTAGTGTGAGGCTCGTCCTTGACGAAGACACGAACAGGATCACACAGGCCAAGTTCAACCAGCTCCTGAGGGTCGCTGGGCATCTTGTCTGCATATTCCTGAAGCAACGACAGACGTTTGAGCACGGCTTCCACAACAAGGGGGCCATGCTCATCGAGCAATTGCCCCTTGGTGGGCGCCAAAGCTGCCCAAGGCAGCCCGGGCGTGCTCCTGCGATTAAGCATAGGAAACATAGCCCGGACATCATCTGCCGTCACTGAGTGGCTCTCTCCGGCAAATCTCGCGGGCACCCTCGTGTGAGGGTACTCGTTACAAACTTTAACCAGCAGTGCACACTTCTCGTTCTCCGTGGGCTCGAGCCCACACACGTGCTTCTCCCCTTGCAAAAGCAAACTCACTGTCTCCGATTGCCCTCCTCGCGTCGGCCACGTGTACTCGTTGAGCTCAAGGATTGGCTCGATGAGCTGCCGCGTACGCTGCCGGGCGGGGTCGATGGCGAAACCCGACCACCGGGTTGCACCCGGTTGGGGTTCGTCTCGATTCGCAAAACCACCACCTGGGGCTCCAGCTGTTGAGGCGGGCCTACCCACAGTGCCTTCCGTTGTTGAGGCGGACGTAGCTGTGGTGGTTGAGAGGGGCGCGTAGGAGGCTGTGGGGTTTTCGGCTTCAGTGATGTTGCAACCGAGGCCTTTGACGCCGGCGATGTTGCAGCCGGGGTCTCCAACTCCACCTTTCGCGATTTTGAGCGCGATCGTTTCCTCTTTCCGCTTTGGGAGCCCTCTGCGGATGGCATAACCATTGCCGCAGGGGGTGAGACCGATGCCACCTTGGCGTTCTCCGGTTCTCCACCGGATTTCGCCGAGGCCGCGCAGGATTTGGACGACGTCAACTCCTGCGCAGGTTGACACGCCTGAAAATCCGGGCTCGCTCTAAGACGAGCCTCCTTCTCAAACA